AGAGCATCTACTTTTTTTGATAGTGAGCGGCCTGGAATAGCAATAGTAAGTATTTCTGAACCAGCTTTTTCTAGACCAGTCTGGGCAGGATCAAATGTCTCTTGTAAAGCTTTGTAAAGTTTCTCAGTGTATTCTCCAGTAGCTAAAGATTCATCTACATCTTTTGCAATATTTTTTACTTTTTCTGGAACAACACTATCTACACCAGTAGCTACCGCTTCTCCTAATAAAGACTCTGATATAGCTTTAGGTATACCTGCCACTGCTTTACCAGGAAGCCCCAATACTTCTTGAAATGTAGATAACTCTTGTTCTCTTACATGAGCAGGTATTTGATATGAAGGTATACCTAAAAAAGAAAAAGGAGAATCTTCAAACTCTTTTCTATATTCAATATAATTATCTACATTTTCATTGGCTTCATTAGTAGCTTGAACATATTCTTCTTCTGAAACATCATAAGTAGAACGTAAATACTGACCTAAGTTTTCTGGTGTTACTTCACCAGAAGTACCTTTTATAGTTAAGTCATTAACTATATCTACATATGTTTGTGTTTGAGGATTTAGTGGCATAATTATCAATTTTATGTCTTTAAAGGAGGAACATCTTTAGGTACAAGTAGTCGATTACCATTAGCACTTGCACCAGCACCAGTACCAGTACCAGCACCAGTACCAGTACCAGTACCAGGAGTAGAATTAGGTTTAGGTGTAGGTGCCGCTGTAATTGGTTTAAGATTTACAGCAGCGTTATAAGCTTTCTGCTCGCTATATCCTTTTACTAGTAGGTCAGTATATGCTCCTTGTAAACGAGAAGTATATGCATTTATTGTTTGAGCAACCTTTCTATCTAGTGGATTTTTATTATCTGCTGAAACCAATTGTCCTTTTTCATCATACATGCCACCAAATTCATTTGCAGCATGTTGTCTAAGTTCTTTTAAAATACCAGGAGTTAATTTACCTGCTTTAGATGCAGCTACACTACGTTTTACCTTTAATGCTTGTCTAGCTAAAAGGTTATCTATTATTTTTTGTCTTTCTTTAGCTTGCTTGGCAGACACAGATGCAGCAGCTTGACCAAACTGTGTGCCTAGAGGTTTAGAAGGATCAGCTTGTGAGTAACCTATAAGAAGATCACTAATTCTTTGTAATCTTGTAGGACCAGATAAAAGATTTTCTTTAGGACGTTCTTTAAGATAATCTCCTATTGATGAAAGACCTGAACCTACAGTATCAACAAACCCTGGACCTTCCTGCTCTACTACATCAGTAGTAGCTACTTGTTTATTATCATCTTCTTCTTGATCAAGAATTATAGCCTGTTCTTGTTCTGTAAGTTCAGGAGGACCACCTTCTTTAAGAGAAACTAATCCACCCTGTCGAAGAGATGCTACATTCTCTTCTTTATTCATATTAGCAACGGAAGCTAACCCACCAAAGTCAACAACTTCTGTACCACCAACCTCTGATACAAGTTCAGGATATTTTTCTTTAACTTCATTAGACATAGGACCAACAACTTTAGGATAAGTTTTAGGGTCATCTTTATATCTAAACGAATACATTGCTAAACCAGTAGCATCATCCATCCCTATTTTTTTAACATCTGTTTTTTCTCTAGGATCACTCTGTCCCATCGCACCAGCAGCCGATCCTAATGCTCCTATAAGTCCTGCAGTTTGTTGAAGATAAGTTGGTTGTGCTTGTCCTGGTCCTCTATTTGTAGTTGTACCGGCTGCACCTAATGCACCTTGAGTAGGCTGAATAAACTGAGAGTACTGTTGAAGTGTAGCTTCTGGGAAAGTTCTTTCTTCTAAAAACTTTCTTTGTGTTATATCTAATTCAGCTTGGCTTTGTCCTCTACGTGCTGCACCAACTGCTTCTAAACGTGCAAGCTCTTGTGCAGTCCCACTAGGTGCAACTTCTGCAAGTTGAGTAAGACTACGAGCAGCACCTAATCTACTCTCTTGTTGCGCTTGCGCTTGTTCCACTGCTTGTTTAAATGCTTGTCCTAAACCTGCAGTTCTTATATCGGTAATACCCTGCTCTAAATTACGACGGCGTTCTGCTTCTAGAATACCTTGCCTACTACCTCCAAATGCACCAGCCTTAACTGACTGTGCAGCTAATTCTTGTTCCTCTATGTCTCCTGCTCTCCTACGCTCACGCTCTGCTATATCAATAACTTGAGAAGCATAAGGATTCATAAACCTTGAAATATCTGCATCAGTAGTTCCTAGACCAGCTAGTCCTGCAAACTGTGCAGCGGGTGTAGCAAAAGCTTGAGTTTGTCCTACTACATCAGAAGTAAGATCAAATGCTCTTTCTTGTTCTGTAGTAAAGTCAGCTATCTCTTGACCCGTAAAAGGAACATAACCTTCTCCTTTACGAGTTTTATAAATGTCTTGTGCTTCAGAAAGAACTTCTTTAACATAAGGTTTTAATTCTTCAGGTATTTCTTTTGTTTGTACTGATGTTGTTTGAACAGGAGGAGGTGGGGGAGGTGAACCAAAGAACTGAACACACTTAGTATTTTCGTTTATCGTTCCTGCGCCACCCATAGAACGAAGAACATCCATCTCATGTTTATTAACGTGAGCAAGTTCAGTATCTCCACATACGCCTTTACCAGATAAATCCTCATACAAGAAGTTGTATAAGAATACTTTCTCCTCATTAGAGAAGTCAGACAAGACTTTGTTAAATTTATTTTTCATGCTCATTGTTATAGTTCCTTAGTTAATACGGTGGCGTATTTTTTATAATTAAATTTCTCTAACTTTCTTTTCCAACCATCTCTTGCAATTATTTTAATATGCTTTACATTATTTTGTTTTGCATATTTAACAATGTCAGAGTTATCAGACACACAATAGTCTAACCATTTGCTTATCGTCCCTGTCTTCGCACCTACTAAACAGATAGTAAGAACATTATAATTAGGATATTTATCAAGTTGGGTTGTTGCAGCGACAACAATTCCATTCTCTTCATTAAGACCAACCCACAACGCCATTACTTCTGTTACTAATAAATTATAAATATCTTCTAAGTTGTACTCTCCATGACTTCTCTCTAATGGTTTAGCTAGTAAATCTTTTACATGCGGCCATGTAACTTCTATACAGTTTGACCTTATCTTTGTAACTTCCATTTAAGCTATCGAACTTAGTCCTTTCTCTGCATCAATTTCTTTTTGTTGCTCTTCTCTTCCAAATGCTTCTTTGCGAACATCTGTTAGAAAATCATCTAACTCATCTGCACCAGCATCAGAAGAACCATTACCAAGCATAGACACTACATCAGCAGGTATAACATATTCATCTTTACTAAGAAGAGCAAAGTCAGGATTACCGCCTTCTACTCGGAAAGGTATTTCATCAGACATACCATCACCCTTTCCTTCTACTTGACCCTCAAAGTATTCTCCTACATCCCCGCCTTCTTGGAATCCTAAAAATTCTTTAACTTTAACACCATAAGATTTAATAGTATCTAGAATATCTCCATCAGAGTAATCTTTTAATTCTTCTGAGACTGCTTCCATTCTAGGTCTAATTCCTGGCCTACCTCTTGCCACTGCCTTTCTATATTCGTCGTGATCTAAAAATTCTTTAGAGGCTTTATCAAATTTTCCTTGATTAATTAATCTTATAGTGTCAGTGCTTCCACCTAAACTTCCTCTAAACCATTCTCCTAATAAAGATACCTGTAAATCTTCTGGAAAAGAATCGAATTTTGGAATCCTTCTTCTAATTTGAGGCAGTCTGTCTTTAATATCTTTTCTTAATAAAGTATCTGCTTCTTCTTCTGTTATTGTCTGTCCTGATTTTACATTAGCACTTGCGTGACCATGACCTATGGTTAATCTATCACCTTTTGTAGGAATTTTTGCTGTTAGTAACAAACCTTCTTCATCTTTTAAAAAGTCTACAAATGGTTCTATGTTTTCATTTTCTATCCTGCCGCCTTCTTGCATAGGCATCATACTAGCTAATCCCTCTTGAGGAGCTACTTCACTGACTTGGATTTCTTCTTGCGCTTGAACCGGCCTATCCATTGGCATAGGCATTGCTGGCATAACTGTTCTAGTTCTATCGCGAAGTGATCCTGCCATACTTTTAACATCATCTAGATTTTCCTTTTCAGATTCTGCTTCTACACGTTTGTCTATCATGTTAGCTGCTTCACTACCCGCACCAAAAGCAGCCAGTGCTGCAGCAAATGGTCCTGTCTTCTGTGGGTTAGCCATAGCATACTGACCAGCTATATTAGTTACTTGACCAACAGCATCAGCAGGACTAAAGCCTACTGGCATACCTGTACCCATATCTACTTCTTGTTGACCTAAACTTTGTAAACCAGCTTGAGGAGAAGGCGTCTGCATTCGTTGTACTTCAGCAGGAGGACGTTGAGCAGCCTCACGTAAAACTTCTATTTCTGCCAGCTTATCTAAACCGTCAATCATTATAAGCATCTCCTAATATCCATGTAGTTAGACTGTATCTTAGTCATATCTGCATGTAATGTATTTTCTTTATTATACAGCGAACCTTTTGAATATGCCATACCTTCAGCCTTGGTTGCTCCAAAAAAATCAGGCGGTTGTACTATACCTTTATTTACATTCTCAATAAATGTATTCTGATTTATTATCTCTAAAACTTTTTTATAATCGTGCATTAGTTAAAGTCCACCCAACTATTACCTACATAACCTCTAAACTTACTTGCGCTTACACAGAAAGCAATATCTCCACTTGCAGGTCTACCTATTTCTGTTACCGTAGTCACACTAAATATCTTAGTAGCTGGCGTAGAGTCTACCTCTACATCCCTTGATTCTAAAAGAAACTTTAGTTCACCAGCATAAGATATAAGAGTATTGTATACTTCAGTTAAATCTTCTGTTGATTGATACTTAGGTAGTTCTGGGTAAAGGAAAGACATTACCGTTTACCATCTCGTTGGACAGCCATACGAACACTACCCCATCTCCATGAAGTATTGAAACTATTACAAGAAACTCTTACGTTTGCTTGTCTACCTCTACCTCTGAAGTCTATCTTCTTTGTCCCTGAATTAATTTCAAACGGTCCTTTCTCAACCTCACTAGCAGCAGGAAACTCTTTAAAGTTAACAGACATATTTAGATCACCTTGATTTATAGTATAGTCAGGAATAATCCTATCTGCAAAAAGTAAATCATTACCATCTTCTATATCAAAGTCTGCTGACTGTAAGAAGGAAGACAAAGCTACTCCATCTCCTGTAAACACTGATACAGGTTCATTATCCCAGATATGAGGTGTTGCTCCTGCAGATACCTTTCCTGTTGCTATGGTGTTAGTAAATACCGTAGCATCTTTAAAGGTTGTATAGAAACTAGTTCCAAATGCCCAGGTATTTTCTTCATAGTTATATAAAACATAAGCGTCAGGTTCTAATGAATTTTCTGTGGGATAGAACCAAATAATTTCATGAAACTCTGAGTTTACTGCAGCGTATACTTTATCTCCCTGTGTCGAGTTAAAGTCATCATATACATATCTACGAACCGTACAATCTAGTTTATCTATTCTACCATCAAATCTATAGAAGTTATTATCCCCCATCCAATAAGAAATACCATCTACGTTAATAGCTCCATGTTGACCTACTAACCCACAGTTAGTTCCTAGTTGTGATAAGGAAAATATGAATGGTGGACCAACATACTGTAAAGAGTATAAGGCTTGATCAGACCAAACATGAATTGTATTACGCGATCTAATACCGCCTTTAAGAGTTGTTCCGTCTACTACTTGTAACTCACCTGATGTAGAAGAAACTGATGGCGTCCAGTTAGTAAAGTCTTCTTGGTCTGACCATCTAATTAACAAAGGATTAAAAGCACTACCAGAAAACTCATTTGTTCCAAAAGCAATGACATGTCTATCATTAGGAGACACAACAATACTGTTAATACTAACAGGAGCAGTAGTTACAATAGCTGCTCTTACTGGTGAAGTACTTGCATTAGCATCCCAGTGTAGTAAATTACCGCCTCTACGAACAGCTAATAAATCTTCTCCAAAGTTATCTAATGACCACTGACTAGCAGCAAAGACTATATCCGAAGCTGTAGAAGGTTTATTCCATGCTCTTTCTCCTGATGTAGATACACCAGCATTGTATACTCCTGCACTATAACCTAAACCTTGAATGTTATCACTCTGTCCTGTTCTTAAAAGAAAGTTAACTGTTCCTGTACCAGCACTTGTACTTGTAGCTGTTGCTACACTTGTAGTACTAATAAGAAAACGATTAGTTCCACTTGTACTAACTGCTCTAAATACAGGTCCACCAAAACTACTTGCAGCAAAATTAGTACTAGCGAAGTTTCTTATAGATGCACTAGTAAAGAAAATAAAATCATTTACTGAAACACCGTTAGCATTAAGACTAACTGCAATTTTATTAGAACCTGAAATAGTTCCTAACTTACCTATTGTTCCATCTGTCCCTACAGTTACTGTACTTACAATAGGAGTTATGTCATGTAAAACATCACTGGCAAGAAGATATAGTTTTTGTTCTGTACCAAAAGACAAAAGTTTTTCTGTATTATTATTCTGCCAAGTAAGTAAATCTCTTCCTGTACCATCAAAGGTAGTAGACAAATGTTTTTGATAACCACGTAAATTTTCTGGTTTACCTGCTCTAAAACGTACACGATCACAATCATACCAAGAACCACCCTCAGAGTATTCTGTAGACTCTCTGTGTATTCCAGGTCTAAGACTAAATTTAAATAAGTTTGCTGATGTACTTGCCATTTTATTATGGGGTATACTCTGTTATTTTAATATGCGACATTGCAACACCATAATAAGGATCAGCGCCAGACACTAATCCATTAACTATACAAGTACCACCTTGAGCATTACCTATATGTACTTGAAAAGTTTTTTGAGATGTGGCTCCTGCTGTAACTCTAACTCTTGCTACTAATGTAGATTGAGATGCTGCTCCAGCTTCAAAACTAAGACTACCACCTATTGCATTAGATACAGATGCATCAAATATAGCTATTCCTCTATTAGTATTATCACTAGCTATTCTTACCAACATTTCTACTTCAATAAGTAAAATATTGCTTGCAGATTGAGGTGTTATAGTAATATCTAAAGCACTAACTCTATTACCTTCAGATAGTTGAGCAGGTGTACCCTCTTCAGGAAGAGCAGTATTCCCTACACCAACAACAGAAACCATATCAACTGCTGTAACTTGAGCTACTAAATTAGTTGAGTTTGACCATTCAGGATTAGCACTTGAACCTTTAGTCTGCAAGAACTGACCGCTTGTACCTGCAGGAAGTCTTGCAATATTGCTTCCAGCATAATAATAAACATCTCCTTGAGCATCACTTCCAAAACTAAGTTTATTACCTAAACCATCAAATGCAGAAGCAGATACTGTACCTGAAAATCTACCTGATACAGCAGATATAGAAGTGGTATGTATAGTAGTTGCAGATACAGTTGATGTTGTAATTTTAGTAGCATTAAGAACACTAGTAGATACTGATGTAGCAGTAAGACTATTAGCGGTAAAAGAACTTACTGATGTTGGAAATGCAGTTTTATGTACATTAGTTCCATCAGTTGCTATCATAACATTAGAACCTTGTTCTATTGTAATGGCTGTATTACCTGCAGTTTTAACTTTAAGAGCAAATGATCCAGATGTATTGTTTCTTACATAATACATCTTATTAACAGAAGGAATAATAATAGAAGTTTCTGCGGTAAGTGTACCGTCAAAAGATAAGATAGCTTTACGTGATTGGTCTGTAGCACCATTAACCTGAGAAAGTGTTAAGGGCGTTGTTCCACTAACAGAGACTATTTGATATGCTGCAACCGCTTGATCAACTAGATCAATAACATTTGCATTGAGTATCGTTCCCCAAGAGTTAGGATTTTCTCCATCTCCTTGTTTCTCTAGTCTAATGTTTGTTGTAAATGTACTCGCCATTTTAAACTCCTAAGTGTGCTGTAGTCATAAACAAGATATATCCTGTTTCTTCTAAACTTGTTTTAATTTTATAAGCTATTGCTTCTATCCCATAAATAACTTTAAATATATATATATCTTCAATAACTAGCCCTATTAATTCTTCAGAATTTACGAAACATCTTTCTGATTTAGCCAGACTAAAAAACATAAGGTCTGCTTCTTTTTTAGATACTTCTAATGCCTGACCAATTCTTAATATTGCATCTTCATCTTCACAAAAACTTTTATATATTATAAAATCTTCAGACACAGGACTTTGTAAATGTTCTGCTTTTACAGGAAGAGACAAAAGAAAAACCTGTAAATAAAATATTGTAAAAACTATAATATATTTTAACATTAATTTTCAAACTTTAAAAGGTAACTATCAAATTTCAAATTGTTTAGCATCAAACCCATTTTTTCATTGGTTCAAACCATACATATCGTTCACCGTCATCGGGATATGGAAAAGGTGCTTGCCACATATATTTATCATCTAAGACCCAGCTTGGATAAGGTTGTGGAGCATAAAAAGCATCTTTTTCAGGATCATAAGTATCACCAATACCAGCAAAATTATATCTTATGTTATTATTATAACTTGTTTGTTTCCATGTACCACCCCAAAAATTAGCACACCAATTTTCACCATCAGCCTCCTGCGCATTATCAACTACGCAAACCCGTAGGACAATATTATTTTCATCTATTTCTGCAAAATGTGCCATTTTATTATGCTGCCTGGAATTGATATCTAATTATAACTACGCCTGAACCGCCAGCACCACTAGCACTACTAGTAAAAAAAGCACCACCACCACCGCCGCCGGTATTTACAGTCCCTGCTGTTCCAGGTCGAGAAGCATTTCTACCACCTGCACCACCACCACCAGCACCACCTGCGCCTGACAAGCCAGCACTGGCTCCACCACCGCCTCCTGCACGGGTAACACTTGACCCAGTAATTGAAGATGCTAAACCAGCGCCACCCGCACCGGCTGTTGGAGAACTTGACGCATCTTGTCCCGCAGCACCAGCACCACCTCCCCCAGGTGAATTACCATTACCGTCTAAACTATCTCCACCATCATTACCTTGTCCTGATGTAGCTGAACCTCCTGTTAAACCAGTCCCTGGACAGCAGCCTCCTCCTCCACCACCAGAGCCACCATCTTTACCATTAGAGTTGCTAGAATTACCAGATCCAGCTTCAGCACCGCCTCCACCGCCACCGTCCGATGTAATTGAAGAGAAGACGCTGTCTGATCCGTTATTCCCTTTTGTATTATTACTAGTTTGTGATGCACCACCAGCACCAACAGTAATGCTGTATGCTTGTTGAGCTACACTAAAACCAGTGGCTGTTCGGAAACCGCCAGCACCGCCGCCACCTCCATAATATCCTGCACCACCTGAAGCGCCTCCAGCAACAACTAAGTATTGTACTACACCATCAGCCCCTAATTGTGTAATAGTAAATGTTCCACTAGAGTTAAAAGTATGTACTTTAAAATTTCCATCCGTTGTTATTGTTCCACCAGTAGCTACAGTAAATGCAGCAGCTGAAGAAGAAATACCACCTTGTACTATAGGAAATAGTGACATTTATTGTAGTGCTTTCACAGTCAGTAAGGAGAATGTAGTAGAACCATCATTTATTCTTGTAATATAAAAGAAAAATTCATGTCCATTTGTAGTTGTTATAGTATCTCCATCTGTAACAGTATAACCAGAAGTAGTTATAGTTCCTGCACTGGCATTATTTTTATATAATATAACCAGAGTACAATTTTTAGCAGGAACAGCTAATGTATGTGCGCCTCCATTAGTTGCATACTGAAAATTTCCGTCATCAATATCAGGAGTAAATGTACCTGATGATTTTGTACCACAGTTATAAGCAGCAGCACTAAATCCTGCAGTTAGTTCATCTGGTGTATCAGCTTTTAAAATATCTGCATCAAAAGCCTCAACGTCACTTCCGATTGCTACCCCAAGATTTGTTCTAGCAGTACTATCACTAGCTAAACCTGAAAGATTATTTGCTTTTAATAGAGCAGCAGAATTAATAGATGTTATGGCTGCTTTGTTAACACTAGTTAATACACTTACAGCAGCAATATTAGTATTACTATTACCTATGCTTGTTGCTAAAGCTGAAGAAGTATTAGCTATTCTTACTAAGTTGACACTTGTTAATGCACTAACTGCAGCAATATTAGTGTTACTATTACCTATGCTTGTAGCTAAAGCTGAAGAAGTATTAGCTACTCTTGTATTTACAGATGTTATAGCTGCTAAATTAACACTCGTTAACGCGCTAACAGCAGCTAGAGCAGAAGCACTAGGAACTGCAGCACCACCTATAAATACATTAGTAGCTGCAAATAAATTTGCCGCAGAAACATTACCACTAAACTCTGCCGCAGTACCACTAACTTTGCCTGTAAAAGCTGCGCCATTTACAACAGTAAGTTGGTTAGTTGTAAAGGCTGCGACTGATGTAGCGGCAGATGCTTCAACGCCTGTTAAGTTTGATCCGTCACCAAAATAAGATGCTGCAGTTACATTACCAGTGAATTTAGCAGCAGTACCAAAGAATGTAGAAGCAGATACTGCTCCTGTCATAGCAAGAGTTGTACCACTTACTTTACCTGTAAATATACCTGTTGCACCAGCGAATGTTGCTGCCGATACTATACCGCTAAACTCTGCAGTTGTTCCACTAACTTTACCTGTAAATGCTGCACCATTCACAACAGTAAGTTGATTAACAGTAAATGCTGCAACTGATGTAGCAGCAGATGCTTCAACGCCTGTTAGATTAGAACCATCACCAAAATAAGTTGCTGCGCATACAGCAGCTATTATAGTAGCAGAGTCGCCTGTTATCTTTCCTGATGCACTAAGAGCAGCACCAACGGTTAGTTTACCTGTTGTCTCAACTTCAGAGTTACTTATTTTTAAAGCAGAGTTTGTCCCTTCACCATCTGAAACAAACCGTACAGTTGAATCAACTCCGTCATTACTATTACTTACTTGAAGTAAATCTTTATAAGTGTTTGATATAAGTTTGCCAGTGAGTGTTGCCATTATATTAGATTCCAAAATTTATCTGTGTCTTCCCATTTAGTATTGGCGTTTTGCCATTCAAGATTTCTATCTGAGTTAGACGGTGGACGGGGATTACGAATATTTGTATCATCTCTTACATCAGGTGCTTTATTCTGTGGATGGTTTTTTAAATCATATGCTCCATCAAAGTCAGTAGGACAAACAAGTAAACCATAACTGTTAAGTTTCATTACTCTATGTGGGTAGACAAAACCACACATATCACATACAGCTTTGGCATTCTTATTACTCGCCATTATTATACCCTATTTATTCGAGGTAAAAAATAAGCACTTGCTCTTTCTCTATCTTCATTCATAGCATTCGTAAGACGTTCTTCATACTCTGCTTTGAGAAGACCGATACGACCTACATCTATACCTGGACGTTTCATAGCCATGTAGTAAGCTAACCCTGTAGTTAGGCAAGGCAAAAACCTACGAGATATGTCTGCATTCTGACCAGCAGATTTTGTTACATCTTCTGTATATTTAACCTGTTCTAGTTTTAAAATGTCTGTAGTATTCTCTGGGATAGGCCAAAGGAATAAAACAGGATTACCTCTTCCCCTACGAATAGCATATTGGTTAGGTCTTCCTGTTTGACTTTTACGAGGAATTTTTAAATACTCTTCCATTGTAATACGTTCAAGTTGAAGATCAACATCGTCTCGTCTAACAACTGCTTCAGTAATATCAATGGTACTTGATGTTAAAGCATACGATGTTACACTAGTAGATACTGAAATAGCAGTTGTACCAGCAGTCCAAAGGAGAATGCCACGGTTCTGCCAATCTTGAAGAAGAAGATTAATCGACCTACGAGCAGATTTAGGTTCGTGTCCTAGTGTCTGCTCACCACCAATCATCTCCGTTGCTTCTTGAATAACTTCATCAATGTCCATTGAGAAGTCGTATGTTCCGCTAGTAGCCATTTAGTTATTCCTAGTCTTTGTATTCTATGATTTTACCTGGATCATAGTCCACCACAACATCTTGTTCTTTGGCTTTAATCTGTGGACCTTTGCGTGCAGCGCCGTATCCCTGACCAGTAGGACGACCTGTCATCTTATCTATATCTTCTGCAGTACGAGGATTACGAATATAATTATAAGTATATTCTTTTATTCCCTCTGGATTATTTGACATCTTTATCTCCTTTTAGACTTACCATTCCTATTTGTTTTTAAAGCAATTGATCTAATAAGCTTATTTCTTTTTTTCTTTTTAGACGGTGCTTTAAGAATTTGTTGGCTTATCTTTGATCTATTTATTGCCACTCTACATGTCACAATTAGTAAAGACGATTATGAGATGCTTTGCCTGTAGCGCCACCTTTAGACATATACTTGCTTTTCTTCACCGCTCCACCCTTAGACATATACTTTGTTTTTTTCATAGCGCCGCCCTTTTTCATCTTTGACATATACTTACTTTTTTTCATCTTCGGTTTCCTTTTGATATAAATTATTAAAAGTTAAATAAGGATTCATGTAGCTATCATCTATTTCTGCTGAATGAATATACTGACTTGGTAAAAAGTCTGGCGCGCCTTCACCAGTTACCCATAAAGCAGGATTAGTTACTCTTACTCTATTGTTTGGTAATGCTACAATATTACCAGTATATTCTCCTGCATCAATTAATTCTAAAATATGCGACTGCTTATGTTGTGCAGGATCATCTGATATAGAACTATCTGTATAATCTACCGTAAATAAATATCTCCCAGTGTGAAAAACATTGTCTATCTTACATAACCAAGGACTTGAAGATACTCTTTCCATTACTATTATAGCATGATTTCTAGAAGAACAATCCCAAGGTTGAGCTAAATGGGTGGGCATTTTAACAGGCCATTCCTCTAACCTAGTATCAGCTACTAAAGCTGTGATGGGCATCCTTGCCCACATTGCCCCACCATGTACATTTTCTTCTTCATCACATCCAGTAAATACAACATTAAAAGTTAATGATCTGTCTGGTATTGTATTAACTGCAATTACTAAAGCGTGTAAATATTCTCCTTCATAGTCCATATGGTTATTAGTAAATTCTTTACGCACCCAACATTTAAATTGTGGGATGTTTGAACTTAGATATGTCATTTTATTTTTTACTTTTATATTTGTAAGGTTTCTTTCTTTAACACTTCCATCTTTTTCTAGCTTGCCTAAGTCTTGAGTTAGGATTCTTAGCAGCTTTAGGAAACTTCTTCATCTGTCCTGCTGATCTAGCGCAATAACTCTTACGTCTTGCTGCTCTCTTACCAGTAGGTTTAGATTCAGTTACAGCAGTTTTAAGTTTACTACCAGGATTTTGTCTGCGGTATTTAGCTACTCCTTTAGCAGTTAGACCAGCACCAGATTTAGTAGGACGTTTATGACCACCACCGATAGTCATTCCTTTCATGCCTGTGCCTTTTCGTACACTTTTCTTTTTTGTTCTTACTGCCATGCTATAACCTATTTACCTTTCATAGCTCTGCCAAAACCTTTCTTGGCTACTCCACACCCTCTAGGCTTAATTTGACCACCTCCTGACTTAAATGTTTTTACCATTGTAGGCTTGCCGCCTACTCCTTGAGGTTTAGCTCTTTTCCTTTTAACAGCAGACTTCTTCTCAGAAGCTGACATACTTTTTGCTTTAGCAAGCGGCACACACTTAGGATATTTTCTTTTACTTCCTTTAGTAGATTTTCTACCACAAGGTTGATACTTACCATCCTTCTTTGGCGCACCAATGTCAACCCATTTCTCACCTACCCACTTCCGAAGACCGCCTCCCTTTTTCTTTTTAACAGCCTTTTTCTTTTTCTTTCCACCAGGAGTTACTTTGCCACTACAAACTGCAGATGCATACATATTAGCATAAGCTGATGGATAAACATCAAACTTTCTTTTTGCTGCAGCTTTTCCTTTAGGACAAAGTTTAGCCATACTTAAACCCAGCCGCCTCCTGTACCTCTAGTACGTTTATTTCCTTTACTAGCACCTATATTAGGTTTAAAACCTCTGAGTGCAGCACGAACACCGCGAGGTGCTTTACTTACTTTCTTCTTCTTACCTTTTCCTACACGACCACCCTTTGAGTCGCCTTCATAATCTTCTGCTTCTTCTAGTCTTTCACGTACTTCATCAGACATTTTATTCCTGTCTACTTCATACATTGTTTCATATCCCTCTTTTCGAGATATTTTACCAGGATAAAAAGCATAACGTCCACCTTCTGTTGGATCGTTTGTTTTAGTAGCACTAACAGTCGGTTCTTTTCTAGGTTTTTTTGTTTCAATAGTAGGAGTAGTAGTAGTAGGTTTTTCAATACGTTTCTTAGGAACAGGTTTTTTCTTTTCTCCATTTGTAAGAACAGCAGCGGTTCCTGCAACTGCTGCTGTAGCTGCGGCACCACGACGAATATTTTTAGCTTTTTTAACTACTCCTTTACCTACTGGTCTAGAACCTAGTGGTTTACCATCTGGTCCTTTACCAAATGTTGGTTTAACAAGATTACCTGGAGTTTTTTGAACTACTGTTTTTGTTTTACCATCTGCACTTTTAATAATTTTAGTTTTAGTCTTCCCACCAACTCTTTTATCTATTCCTAATGCTAATCTAACAGCATCTATATTATTTTTACCTACTGCTGCTTTAAGGTTTTTAATAGCTTTAGGTGCTAATGTTGCTAGTTTAGCAGTAATTTTTGCCATGCCTAATCCAGGAATAGCATACGAAAGTACCTCTGCAGCAAGTCTTGCATTCTTTCTTGTTTCTTGAGTTTTTGGTTTTGCTATTTGATTTTGTCTTTTAAGCTGGGCAGGAAAACCTGAGCGTAGTCTTTGACGAATAGTCATTTTTTCTACAGCTCTTTTTTGCTGTTCGTTCAGGTTTTTATATTTTTCTTCTTTTGTAGCCATAGTAGTCTCCTCTAATTAAAAGCCACGTAAAGCAACACCTGCTCCACGGCCTGAAAAGTTATTTCTTTTTTTAACTTTTTGTTTTTTATTCTTGCCTTTTCCTACACGACCACCGTCAGACTCACCAACAGAATCACTATTAGGACCACTAATGTTACTTGCTAAATCATAAAAGTCAGGCATACTTTCTTGTTGCTGTTCATAAGCTGTATCAAACTCTGCGTCTGACATACCATCACCTTTACCATCACCTTTTTTACGCTTTCTTTTTCCTCCTCCTTTATTCTTAGCATCCAACTCTCTTTGGTACTTTGTAGCAGGACTTTCATTAGGGTTAAGAGGATCAAAAATAGGACCGGCCATTATAGTCTCCTTTAATTAGTATTAGTTACTAGATTGTCATCTGCACCAGCAGGACTTGCAGGACTTTGCATATCATCTCTACGTGTTCTACGTGCCTGATTGCGCTGTAGTTCTAGAAGCTGTGCATATCGTTGTTCAAATAATTGTGAAGTAGGATAGTCTTTTTGAAAGACCATAGCCTCTATCATAGAAGCATTAAAAAGAAGGTCATAACAAAAGTCAGTATAATAGTTTTCAGGAGTTGCGGATGTTAATGTTACTGGGCGACTAACATGTACAACTTGTCCACTGTAAGTAGAAGCAGGAGTAGGCGCAATCAAAACTGTAGAATTATTACGAGGAGCGTAATATCTTGGTTCATCAGTCGATGCGCTTACAGGCCAGTAGTCATTAATATATTCATCTGTTCTTTGCAACAAATTAATTTTTGTAGAGTTACTTACAATATTAATATTCTTAACTATTCTTGTTCCTGTAGGTAAAGTAAGAATATTATTCCCAGAAGAAACAGCAACAGAAGTATAAGAAACTAAACCATAGTCATCTAAGTCTTTTGTTAAACGCTCTTCAGCACGATTGACCATATTAGGAATATAGTTAACAAACTCTGTTCCTTCATTCTCAGATGCTTGAATAATATCGTTTACCAAATAAGTATAATTAACCATAGAACACTGCTATTGTTGCTGTCGAAGATGGAGCAGAAACCATAACTGCTCCTTTCATTGCAACACCTAAATCAGAAAAGTAAACCTCATTTGCATCACATGCTGTAGTATTTACAAATCGAATATTGTTTCCTTTAACTGTGCCTCTTGCATCAGTAGAAGTTCCAGTAATAAGAAACTGACCAACACCTGTAGCAAATACGGAACGAATACGAGTATCTGTAAGAGGAACACTCGTTACAGTATCAAGAGCCGCCCCACTCCCAGTTATAAATCCCTGTCGAATAGTAGTTGCCATGTTTTGTTCCTTTGCATAAATAGAATTTAATTATTTGTATTATATAACAAGACCAGTAATTACAAAAGCAAAGGGTGAAGAAAAAGAAGTTTATGTCTTTCTCTCCACCCTTACTTAATTTAGTCTATATTAGCCTAATTTACGCTGCTCTTAGGACGAACCAGAAGCACCATAATAGCTACGCCAATCAGAAAAGCCAAAGCTGTAACGCTCACGCGCTTTAAACCTAAGATTGCCTGTATCGAAATCAGGTTCCATCTTAGTTTGAAGAGGCGAACGTACAAACATTTTAGCTCCGTTCGGACAATCAGTACGCAGATACCAAGCATTTCCATCTTGGAACCTACGGTTTACATAAAAGCCACCAGGAACTAGACCCTGATTACGGACGCTGTTAATGTCATTGACATTCGTTGCACCGTTTGCAGCAGTCGTTGGGTTAACCCCAATTGTCGTTGACATCGTGCTATTCAAAATTTGGTCTGCCGTAAAGGCAAGGTCCGAAGGCACATGAAGCGACTCAACCTGTAAACCAATAAGAATACCACGATCATCTGTTGCTTTTGAGATAGTGATCAACGCAGACTCAAGAGACGCTTCTGAAAGATCAGTAGCACCAAGAGAATTTGATTGAACACCACCACCAACTACAGGATGACTAACGCTAAAGAAAGGCTGTCCGTCCCCACCAGGACTTCCTGCCGCAAAGCCGTTGTTGAAAACATCAGCAGCTTTAACTTGCTTAGTGTTAGCCATTGCACGGGCAAGACCACGCGCACGTAGTTTAGCAAAAGTGTCATAAAGATTATCTTCCATAGCTTCTTCAGTTACTGCAAAAGCAAGAGCTATAGTCTCGTGACTGTAACGAGAAGCATAGCCTTCTTGTGCATCATCAAACTGAACAGCAGCGCCTTCACTTTTAACAGGTGCTGTGCCAAAGCCGGTAAATAGAACTTCTTCCTCAAATGCACGATCTGATTGTTCAATATCAAAGAGTGAAGCATGTTCATTGTCCACATCCGTGTATTCAATACCAAATACAGCATTTAAACCAGGGAGCAGTTCTTTCGCAATACTAGAGCGATTAATAGCCATTTTTCATTACTCCCTTTCTTAGTTAGCCGATGAGTCAGCGGAGATGTAAGCATCTACGTGACGAACGATACGAACTTCCAATTTTGGAAAAGCACGATCTGCACCAACAGTAATATCATTTCCTGGCTCATCTAATACAGAGATAGCACGAAGCATACCACCTGTAGTAGTAGTTCGAGAAGCAGCGGCAATTCCGAAGCCTGAACGACCAGTTACTGTAGAACCTGCACCTATTGTGCAACTAAAGCTCTGTGACATAATATCACCAGCGGTGACAGAAGCATCAGCTTGAACTATAAAGGTAGCTTGTGGATCATCAACGACAAATGCTACCGCATCATCAGACGATGTCCCACTAGGCCAATAGTTGGCATACTTTACTTCACCATTGGCGGTATATTTACAACCCTGAAAAACACCTATAGCTTTTTGAGTTGAGACGCTTAAAACGACCACGTTTCCTGCTGCATTACAAACAATATCACCACTGAAAATATTGGTTCCGAAACCACTTGCAATGGGATATGTATTCGTAGCGGTACTGTTTGAGGCACCTCCACGTTTGCGAGAAGGACTAAGGCCGTTTAGTGCTTTTGTATCAGTCATTACACTATTCCTTTCCTTGTTTTAAAGTTACGATGACAAACAGAAAAGTTACTCTTGAAAAGAGGGTTGCTTTCCTGTAGTTACCCTTGAGCGACTAGTATTTGAAATTGGCATACGTGAATCTGAGTTACGCATTAATTGTGCGTTCACAGCGCCTACCGCTTCCCTACTTTTTTGCTCATAAAATTCTTGACGGGATTCAGCTAGGTCAGTTGGCATTTTTGCCAAAGCCAAGTCTCCACGACAGACTGCTCCTGAATATCGTCCTTCCTCTCTCACGACAGAGGAGTGTAACATTTCGGGAACTTCCTCGGATTGAACTATTTCCCAACCTTCTGCCTGACGCTTACTCATATTTTGAATATCGTCATTACCTTTAATAGTCATACGAATCCAGCGCAAAGACATGCCTTCGTTCTTGAATCGTTCTATAGCAGTTGGTGGAATATCTAACCAGTTAGGTTCTTCAAAAGTCCTACGAGGTTTAGCTTCCCTTGTGCTTGTACTACGTGAGTTTGTATCTCGTGTCATTGTAATTTTTCCTTCCACGCCTAGTTAAAAATGCTTGTGTAGTCGCCTTCAGCTTTTTCAACTTTAAGCTTCTCAGCAGCATATTGTTCAAGTGATATCCCCCACTTATTAGCTAAACGAACGTCTTCTTGTGTTAGTTTAACTTTATTACCCTTAGAGGTTTTAGGTGTGCGTGATGCACCAGCTACTACTTGAGCAGAATTTGATGACGTATCCTGCAAACGAGGTGTTTCAGATTCTTGGGTAGAAGTGTCCTGAAACCTTTGAGGATAACGACCGTGTAGTCTACTGTCGATTTCCTCATAAAAATCATTATCAGAAGGATCGTATCCTTCATCTTTTAGTTCTTGATCTATAGACAAAGCAGCGGTAGTCATTATTTGATCTTTACCAAACCAATCATTCTTAGCTGCCCAATTAACAGCTTTCGGATCATATTTAGTAGGTTGTTGTTGTGGCTGACTTACTTGTTGTTGCTCTGTCTGTGCAGTATAATTTTCTAATGCTGTACGTTGATTAGTTATCTGACTAAGTTCAGCGTGTGCTTTACTAATACTTTCTTGTGCTATAAGTTGAGCATCTACGTCACTATTTTCTATAGCTTGTTTATAGATACTCTTAGCAGCTTCTAGATTATTATTTAATTGAGACTCACTATTATCTATAGAACTTTTTAAAGAAGTAGATAATTGTTCTTCTTTATAATTTAGTTGTTGTTGAAGTGTGCCAAGACGCTCTTCCATTTTTTCTAGTTTTTCATCACGTTCTTTACGTTGACGAATTAACTGGCGGATACGTTTCTCTGCGCCTTTAGTCTCAATACCTTCTAATTCTTTTACAGGCTGTTCTTTGTCTTCAGCTTCTTCAGGCTGTGCAGCTACTACTTCTTCAGCTTTTTCTTCTACAACAGCTTGAACAGGTTCTTCATTTGCTTCTTGACCTTCTACTTCAAACTGAACAGCTTCTTGTTTTTCTACACCATCAACCTTAATGGTTGACCACTCTTCTTGATTCTCACTCATTCTTTTTCCTTTACATACCGCTAGAGGCGAACCTAACGAATTAAGGTTTATCCTACGCCGTTACTATATTTTATATTATTAAATATAAATACACAAATTAATTTGAAAGATTAAAAGTTGGGTCTAGTAATTCTGGACTTTGTACTTTCATAATTATTTGGTCATCAAACAAGAGAAGTAGTTTAAGACCTTTGTATACAAGTTTTTGTCCACTAAACTTTCCATAACAAACATAGTCACCTGTGGCACACCATTTTCCTAGCGGGAACTTATCCTCATCCCCATATGCTAGATCACCTAGCTTTAGTACTTTACCTACAGTTGTAAGGTATGCTATATCATCCTGTAATTTTTCAGGGATAATAATACCACCTTTAGTTTTTTCTTTAACTATTACTGGTTGAACTAAAACGTGATAACCAGGAATACCCGGCAAATCATTTACATCAATTAAACTATTATCTGGATTTACCCAGTCTGAATTATTAATTGACTTCTCTAGTTGTACGGATTGCATTAATCTTCTTCCTCATATATTCGATGTTTAACTATATGTTTTAGTAAGTCCTGTGCAAACTCAATACCTTCTATCAGACCTACTGCTTGACGATACTCATCGTAACTAGAAGCGTTTCCATACGCAAGAGATTTTTTTGTTTCCTCTATCTTTTCTTTATACTTTAAATTTAACTCGTCCCAAAATTCCATCACTATCCTTTATCAGTATCAGAGATAAACTTACCTAACATGTCTGCTGCTTTAAGAGTTTTGTCTCTGTCAATGTTTGCTTCAGTATCTGCTAATTCAAGCAGCGCTTCCATAGCTGCAAGTGCCTTCTTAGATTCTCTGTCACGTTCAGAATCCTCTGCTTTAGCTGTGATGTTAGCACCCTCTTTAAACATATCCAATTGAATCTGTAGTTCTTTAAGATCAAGCTCACGTTGCTTATTAGTAGAGTTAACTACTTCTTTAGCCGCCTGTGCCTGAATTTTTTGCTGCTCAATACCAAGCTTCTGTGCTTCGATCTGAACAAGCTGCGCTTCAGGAGACATTGCCTGTTGTTGCATAGCGGCAGCTTGATTAGCTTGGAAAACTTGTTGAGCAGCAGTAGCCATAACTGCTTCAATAAGATCAGGATTATTAGGATCAATGCCCTGCTGTTCTGCATCATTACCATATGTAGAAATCATCTCTTCTGTTATACCAGTAATTTGTTCCTGGTATTTCAGCATAAGATGTTCCTGCATATTTGCTTCTAAAATTGGAGCTATTCGTTGCATTAACGGATTAGCGCCATTAGCAGGGTCTTGTAGGTATATAGTTTTAACTTGAATATGAGCATCATGGTTTTGACCAGTAAATGCTCTGATAGGCATTCCTTTAACTGCTGCAGCAATATCACTTACAGGATCAAGCGGAACAGGTTTTGGTTTGCTCGGCATAATCTTGTCTAGATTAGGAATATTCGCTGCATTAAGAATTGTTTTATTTAGCTCTTCAATGTCAAACATGCCTGGGGGCGATGACTGAGAGAGTTGTAGTGCAAGTTGTGCCATCATCATGCGATGGGCAGAGGAGGGTATATTAGGATCAGACACAGGAATAATATCAATCCTGCCATCGAAGTCATCACGATATATTTTTAATGTACCATTAGGAATATCACACATAGACTCTGAAGGAAGATACTCATAGTTAATTCTTCCTAAGAGTTTAAATTCTTCTTTCTGAGATTTATGCAAACGCTTATGGATAGCACTGAAGAACTTACTACTGGCTTCTAACAAAGCCATTGTAGTTCCAACAGGACCATAGTTTACACCATCAGCTATAACTTGTTCTGTACTATCTGCAAACTTCTGTGCTGTAGCAGTTACAAAGTTGAGCATCTGTAGAAGTGTTTGAGAAGGTTCTTTGTAAGGCAGGTTAATAATCATCTTAGAGATATCATTACCTGTAGCTTCTACTTCTTTAAACTCACCAGGAGATATAGGATCATTATCCCCTACAATACGCATACCTTTTGCTTTGAAACCTCCAGGTAAATTAGCAAACTGACCAGCATCTACTAGGCTACGCATAGCTGCAGTCGCTGTCATAGTAAGATTACCCAGGAAATGTATTAGACCTAGACCATAAAAACCGAATCCAGGGACAAAACGATAGTGTGTGAAGAAGATTTTCTTTTCTTTTCGCGGATCATCTTTATCATAGTTCCTACGAATAGCCAGAATATTCCTGCTTTTCTCTTCTATGGTGACAATATAGGGAAGAGCAATATCTTCTTCGTCTTCAAAGCCTTCTAAGTCTAGGTAACAGTGCTGCTCTAGCAGTACATATTGTGGATCATTGTCTCCCGATGGGGATAAACCCATAATGTTATCCATCTTTTGAGACATAGCACTGCTCTCTGGCGCAGAAGCATCAGGTAATTCTACGTCTCCATACATACCTGCAGCAATATCTCTACGCATCTCTACTGGAGAACGGTAAATTACATGCGTATACCTATCTGCTCGACGTAAGTCTGTAGCATAATAGGATACATAGAACTGATCTATAGGGACAAACTCAGATACAGGACGATTTAAACCTGAATCAAAGTAGATTTTCTTGAAGGCAGAACCTATCAGAGGTAGATGAAAGAGCATACGTTCAAAC